GGCGAGCGCGTCGGCAACCTCCTCTTCCGTGTGGAACACCTTGCCCACACGCGGCCATCCCTCGTAATCCGGGTGATACATCATGCGCGGGAGCTCCTGGTGCACATACACCGGCTCCTCCATCATTTCGCCGGTCACGGGGTCTTTCGGCCCCACGTACACGTGCTTCACCTTTGCCACTGCCATGGTCATTCCCTTTCCCCGCTGCCGGGAAAAATGGGGCGAGCGCGAAGCCCGCCCCGAAGGTCACTCACGGAGGAACGCTTACGCCGCGATCTGCTGGACGGCGAGCTCGGGGTACGGCGATGCCCAGCCGTACAGCACGTCGACGCGCGCCGGCACCGTGTCCGTGGAAATCGCGTACTGACGCACGACGCGCAGGGAAATGCCCTTCCACTGACGCCGCGCACCCCACGCGCCGAGCTCCGACACGTCGACCAGGTCGACGCAGCCCAGCGTGAACGCCGACTTGTGCCACGCGATGTTCCGCGCGTACTGCGTCGACGCCGTACCCACGAACGTGAGCGCGTTGCCGTTGGTCGGCGCTGCCACCACGTTCTGGAACGGACCCGCCGTGATGATCGCCGGCGAAATGTTCAGCGTAAGGTTGCCCGCCCCGTCTGACGACTGATTACCCAGCACGACGAACTGCATGAGCTGGCCCGTCGACTGCCGCGTCACCGGATTGACCGCCGTCAGGCCCACGACCGTGAACACGTCGCCCGCCGCCACCCGCTGCGCGGCCGAAGCCGTCCAGCCGTTGGTGATGAGCGTGCCCGTATTCGCCCAGCCGGCCGTGAGACCCTGGCCCGCACCGTTGACCACCGGCGAGCCGCCGCGCGGCCCGGTCGTCTGGCGGTACACGTTCTGGCTCATGCCGAGCTTGAAGCCGATCGTGTTGGTGCCGTCGACGAACACCGCGTCCTTGTACTGCGAGGACACGAGCCGCGGGTCGTTGAAGAAGCCCGACAGCGCGTTGATCATCGACGCGTTCGACGCCGTGTCGATCAGGAAGTACCGCTCGCCGTCGCGCGGCGTCGAGAAGTCGTCGAGCTTGCGGCCGGCGTCCGTGATGAAGCTGATGTTGTTCGGCGACGTGCCCGCGGTGCCGACCAGGTTGCCGATCAGGCCCACGGCCGACTGCAGGCCGTCCTGGTCGATCTGGTTGGCGAGTTGGATCATCTTCGGCTTGATGATCCGGTCGCTGAAGTCCTCGACCTTCAGCGTGAGCTCCACCGACGTGAACGTCGTGTCGATGTGCTTCTGGCTGTTGATCGTCAGCGGGATCGACGTCTCGGTGTAGTCCTGCGTGGACAGGGCCGCACCGCTCGACACCGTGTAGCGCGCCGGGCGCCGGATGTTGATCGTGTCGCCGATCTGCGCGCCCTTGTGGGCGAACTTGTCTTCGTACTCGCGTTCGACGTGCTTGGTGAACACGAGCTCGTTGACCAGGGAGAAAAGGCACTCGCTGGTGTACTGCACCGGATTCTGGAATCCGTTTGCCATGGTTTACGCCCTCGCTTGTCGCGAGCGCCAGGCGGCGTAGTCGTCCATCGAGCTGGACGCGGGAGCCCCGCTATTCGGGGGCCGCATGCCGGAAACGGCACGACCAGGAGCTGGCGCGGTGGATGGGCGCGGCGCGCGATTGATGGAGGCGGCGAACTCGCCGATCGCAGCGCCCTGCAGGACGGGAGGCAACGCGGAAATCCGCTCGGCCTCTCCGGGATTCATGGAGAGGTGGTGCAGGATCTTCGCGTTGTCCGGGCGCAGCAGGATGGTTTGCACCATCGGAGCGTTGTGCGGGCCGATCTCGATGTGATCGAGCGCGTGCGTGGCCTCGATGTAGTCCGGGGCCTGCTTCGCGTACTCGTTCACGCGCTTGCCGAAATCGGTGAGCACGGTCTCGACCTGCGCCAACTGCTGGCGGGTCTGCTCCTGCTCGCGCTGCTGCTGCGTCTCGCGCTCGCGCGCGTCACGCTCCTGCTGCAGCGCCTGCTGCGTGACCTGCCGCGCCTCCCATTGCGCTTCCGCGCGCAGGAAAGCCCGGTAGTCACCCGGGTAGTCCTCTTCCCGCGGGCGCGCGTCGGCTTGTTCGGGTGCCTGCGGACGCTGCTGAGGGTTCGCCGGCTGCTCGCCGCGCGTAACGCGCGCCACGAGCTCCCGATTCGCCTCCAACAGCATGTCCGCGCGGCGATCCGACTCCGCTGCGCGTCGCGTCAGTTCGTCGATCCGCTTCTGCACACCCCGCGCGCGCCGCTGCTCCACGTGCTGCGGAGACTCGGACTGCTGCGGTTGTGCGGCGGCCGGATCAAGGGCCGGGTCTTGCGGTTCCGCGGTGCCTGGGATCGCGGCGTCTTGCGCTGAGGGCGCTGCAGGCGGTGTGGCGGGCGCTTCCGGCGCCGGTGCGGGCTGCATCTGCGCTTCGCGCTGGGCAGCGTAGTCGTCCATCGAGACTTCGTTCGGCATGGGTGACCCCACGAATGCAAAAAGGGCCGCCGAAGCGACCCTTTTCGTTGACCCGGTTGATGCGCCAGCCGGTAAGCGTTACCGCGTACTGCGATGCGTTAGAACAGCTCCACCAGCACGCTTTCAAGCTGTGCCGTGTCGCCCGCCGTCGCCTTCACGAACGTGAGCGCGACCTCGGTTTCCTGGTTGATGTAGTCGGCCACCGCCGTCGGGTAAGCGGCCGTGCTCACACCGATACCGCCGGATGCCGCCGGGCCGTAGCCGATGACGCTCGATCCGTCACCGCGTCCGGCGATCTTCGCAATGGCGTTGTAGTTGACCTGCGAAGCGAGCGACGGCGACGTGAACAGCGCGGTCCCCGCGACCCCGCCCCAGCGAACGCGGAACGTCTTGACGTTCGCGTTGTTGGTCAGCGTCATCGCCACGCTGATGCGCATCAGGAAACTCGGCGTCAGGAATCTCGGCGGGATGCGGAAGCACGCCGCAATCTGCTCCGCCGTGCTGCTCGCCGTCGCCATCGGCGCGTTGAGGTTCACGAGCTGGTTGACCAACTGCGTGTTCGCGCCGTTCATGTCGACAAGGAACGCATTGCCCTGCGCCGTCGCCGCCGTGATGCGCGCATAGCCGCTGGTCGACGGACGGAAGCTCCCGCCCTGCCCGATCGTGCCGTATGTCCACGGCGTCCACTGCCGCTGTCCGTCCGGCGAAAACTCCACCAGCACCGTGCCGCCCAGCACCGAGGGCGCGGCGATGACACACGTCATCGGATTGACCGCGATCGGCGGCGTCGTGGTGCCCACCGGCACGCGAATGTAGGTCGTTGCCATCTACGCTCCCGGAGGAGGAGACGCCCCCACCGCGGGCGACGTCATGTTGAGCCCGGCTTCGGGCGGGATGAGCTGCGCGCCGGCCTTGATCTCGGCCACGCGAATCGCGGCCGCCGCGTCGATCTCGGCCGCGCGGATCTTCGCTGCGGCCTCGGCCCGCGCCTTGATTTCGGCGATGCGCACCGCCTCGTCGGCCGCGGCCTGCGCCTCCGCGATGCGCGTCTGGGAATCGAGTTGCGCCTGCTCGCGCTTCGCCTGCGCGTCGACCTGCGCCTGCTGCGCCTTGGCCGCGGCGCCTGACTTCAGCTGCTCGTTCTCGGCCTGCAGCTGCTGCATGCCCTGCTGCATCTGCTGCAGCTGGCCCTGCATGTCCTGCATCTGCGCCTGCACCTCGGGCGGTACTTCCGGCTGCCCCTCGCGCTGCGCGCGGCGCTGCGCGAGGATCGCCTGCACCGGCGGCGGGAGCAGCGCCTCGAGCTCCTCGCCGACCTCGTCGGCGCCCTCCCAGTCCATGTCCTTCGCCACCTTGGGCGCGAGGATCGGGGCCGCCGGCGGGAACGCCTGGATGAAGGCCATCATCGACTCGCGCGACTCCTGCCGCTTCGTCGTGTACGACGGGCCCGCCTCCACGCGCACCGTGAAGCGCGCGTTTTTGCTGAACCCGTTTGCGACCTGCCCGCCGGCAGTCGGGATGTTGATCGTCTGCGTGTCGACCTTGCCGTTCTCGGCCACCGCCGGCACCTGGCGCATCTCGCCGTCGTAGTAGTGCGGCAAGAGCTCGTCGAGGATGCGGCCGGTGAGCGCGATCGCGCGCGCCTGGTTGTCCGGGAAGTTGAACGTCGCGACGTCGCCCTGCGCCTCGCGCCGCTGGATCGCGATGCCGCTCGTCTCGTTGCTCTTCTGCCCGAGCGACGGGTCGTAGATGCCGATCGTCGAGCGCAGGTCCCCGCGCGACACGTTCGCGATCTCGACCAGCCCCGTCGGCACCGTCGCCGGCTGGTTGCGCTGCGGCGCCGGCACGAGGTGCCCTTCATGCGTCGTCGGCTTGTAGTGCAGGACGGAGTAGTTGCGCCGGTTGGCGAGCTCGTACTCTTCCTCGTAGCCCTCGTCCTGCCCCTCGGCGACCATGAATGGCGCCTTGGGCGACAGCGCGACCGTTTCGGCGATCGTCGACTGCGCGAAGTTGTACATGCGCTGCGGGTCGCGCGCGAACCGGATGAGACCCCAGTACCGGCGCTTGCCGTCGACCACGATCTCGTTGCCGACGCAGCAGATGACCGGCACGATGGTGCCGCCCTTCCATGCGTACTCGGCGAGGATCTGCTGGCCGCCCGCGAGCTTGAACCAGCGCACCTTCCAGTCGTCGAACTCGCGCTCGCGCACGCGCGTCACGCCCGGCGGGATCACCGGCGGATCGTCGACACCTTCGACGTAGATCGTGCCGTCCGACAGCATCACGAGCTTGCGCGCCACGCGCACCCGCTCGTAGTAGTCGGCGATGACGATCTTCTCGGGCCCCTCGAACCAGTGGTTGTCGACCTCGCTGGCCTTCGACCAATCAACCGCCGTCGCGCCCGGCCACGCCGCCTCGAACGCGGTCTTGGTGACCGTCTCGGTCACGAACGCGCCGCAGCGGTCCGAGCCGTCCGGCTCCTGGTAGTCGGGGTCCGCGACCACCGACGTGAAGTCGGCGATCGGGCTGATCGTGAGCACCTGGTCGAAGCTGCGGTCGCCCTTGTACTTCGTGAGCACGCGCCACCAGCCGCGGCCGCCAACCACCGCATCGCCGCCGCCAGCGTCGTAGATCGCGTCCGCGCGGCACTCGTACTCGATGCCGCGGATGATGTCCTGCCGGCGCTGCGCTTCCTTCACGCTCGCGTCGTCGCCGCCGCCTTCCGGCGTCACCACGATGCCGGCGCGGTTCTGGCGCAGGTCATTGACTACCTGGTTGACGAACTGCGGGAGCTGGTTGATCTCGAGGCAGATGCGACCCTTGCGCTCGTTCTCGCGCGTGTCCTTGTCCCACTGCTCGCCCGGGACGAAGGTGAACTTCTTGTCCTTTACCGCCTCGTCGCGGTTGTCCTTGTCGCGCGTGAGCCAGTCGTCGTACCGCTCGCACGCACGCTTGAGGATCTCCTCGGCTTCGGCGCCGGTCGGGACCTCGAGCTCTTCCGATTGAGCCTGCGGCAGGACGTCGGCTTCGGGCTCGCCCTCCGCGCGCTCCTCGCGCGGGTCGTCCTCGGGCAGTCGCGTGTAATTGCCGTCGAGCGTGACCGACAGCAGGTTGCCCGCCATCAGCCCCACACCCCGCCGGCGGCCACGCGCGCGGCCGGGCGCTTCGCCTTCGGCTTCGGCGCTTCCTTCACCGTGAGCGCCATCTCACCGAACGCATCCGCGCCGTGCGACGCCCAGTCGTGCAGAGGTTGGGCCGACAGTTGGCCGAGCTTGTCCACCCATTCCCTCCGATAGTTGGAAAGCGCGTCGATGCCGTCCGCGCAGTTGCCCGCATCGAAGTAGCAGCGCGGGAAGATCATCCGCGCCGCGTTGATGCGGTCCTCGACGTTCACTGCGGGAGCGATGCCCACCTCGCCGGTAAGCTGCTCACGCGCCATTTCCTCGATGCTGCGGCCAGTGCCCAGCGCCTTCGCGCGCGCGTCGTGCGGCAGCCAGTGCTTGCCGAACCGATACTTGGTCCGCGTCAGCACGTCGACGTAGTGTGCGAACGCCTGCCCGTTCGCCTCGTAGTAGCGAATGCAGCGGATCTCCGCGCCCAGCACCTGCACGAACCAGATCGCCGTCGCGTCGCCGCCCTTGCCCGCCCCGCCGATGTCCCACCACGTCTGCACCTGGATCGCGGGGTCGTACGGCAAGTTGCGCACGCGCCCGTCCGCCTTCGCGTCCGAGAGCTCGCCCGCGTAGATGGCGCCGACGACCGGCTGGTCGAAGGAGCACATGTACTCCTGGTCGAACATCTGGATGCCGACCGCCGCGCCGTACTCGCGCATCAGCTCGCGCTTCTCCTGCTCGAGCTGCTCGGGCGTGAACACGTCCGTCTGCTTCGCAGTGAGCACCTGCGTGAACCACGCCGGGTCGCCGCGCGCGCCTTCCAGCATGCGGTGCGCGTGGTTCTTGCCGCGCGGCGTCGTGTTGAACACGATCCAGCCGCCGTTCTCCTGCAGGATCGGGCGCAGGTACGCCCACGCCGCGGGCTTCGCTAGCGCCCACTCGGAGGCCACGATGCCCACCGGCGGCGAGCCGACGAGGCTGTTGTAGTTGTCGCTGCCGACGACCTGCCAGGTCGACCCGCAGCGGAACTTGATGAACATCTCCTGCGATCGCGTGGCGTCGCGAATCGCCTCCGGGAACGCCTCGTCGATCCGGCGCATGCCGGTCTTCGGGTTCACCGCCTCCCAGATCGCCTTGCGGCCCTGCGCCTGCTCGGGGAGCATGTACCAGTACG